TAGGTGATGTCATATTATGTATTGTTTGACCAACCATATTGATTGCCCCTAGGATGAACTGTGAATGTCGCAGTTGCTTCTTTGCCGGGTGCGGCATCAACCTTGAATTCGCCTACTCGACCATTGAAAGCATAAGCAACAGTATTTTCACCTTCTACAGCGGCTACAACAAAAGTGCGATCAATAACACCGCTATAAGCATCTGCTCTCATCAATAACAATCCTGCATCACTTGGATTCCAAGGGGCAACAATGGTCATTGAAGTAGGTTTTGCTTGTGTAGGGATTTGGTCTGATTGACGGCTACCAGCAACCATAAAGGAAGCAGATGCATCATCTTGACCAAAAGCAGGGATAGCTTCAACATTTAACTGTTCGCCATCAGCGCCAGTACCATTAGCCGCTGTACCTACTAGAGTTTCTACTTCGCCTGTCCAAACTGATAGGTTTGAAACTGTGAATGGAGTAGGGTTTGCACCAGTCTGACACCATAGCGATGCCGAGAATCCGGGTAACACTTTATTTGGGAGAGCCATTTTGATTCCTTTTAAAAATAATTAATAGATGCTATCTTATGTCGGAATATCTAAGGTGCAATCCATTGTTATCTGTTGCAAACCTACAGTATTATCGTATGTATTGTAAAGCATAATCACATCGGCTTTGGCAATATAAAAACCGCTTATACCACCAAATTGCCCATTATATCCATGTAATGATTGTATTATAGAATTGGCAATATTAAAAGCATCTTGCATATTCTGTGAATATATGTTCATTTGGAATATTGGGCGATCAATACCTTTATTGTTTTGATTAACCCCGGTATATACAGGTTGATGGGCATTTCTTAACTGCCAAGTAACAAACTTAGGCTCAGAAGCAAAATTGCGGTTGAAGTTGGCATATACAGGCACAGGGCTAACAATACTAGCCAATTGATATTGAATAGCTTTAGCATAATCATAGATATTGGTTTGGCTCATACTGGGACAACCGGGTCATTTCTATAGCACAGGAATGTAACATTCATGCGATCATTTGATTCAAAACAATCAGTAATTCGCCAATCATGGTTGCGCCAAGTGATTGAATAAAGCGGTTGATTGTCCACCATTGATTTAGTATATGGGGTGTAATTCAACACAAGTTTCACTAAATCGGTATAAATTCGGGTTTCTTTGTTTATTTGTAGGTTATTGTGGACATCTTGCACCCTAGCCCTAGTTTCAAACCATTTGGTTATGGTAGTAGTATATTGCCCAATTTCATCTACAGAATTGGTTACATTATTTACAATAATATTTTCATACCGAGCAATAGCCATTTATATATTCACATTACTAATGGTTTATATGGTCTAAGCAATTGAGCCACCCCAAAAGGGATTTCATCCAATTTGCCATTAAAAGTATTACTGCGGTTGTTATATAAATGGGTTAAAAGCAATAATCCAGCCTGTTGAATCACAGGATACTGTGCCAATGGACTTGAATTAGTTGTATAAGTACAAACAATTGGGTTAGTCATAATCTGACTAGCAGAATCAGGGATGCCAGTAACAATTACCTTATTGCCAGTTGGATCATAGTAATAGCTTGCTGGATCAATAATGGTATATACCGGGGGTGTAGCGCCAGAATAATAGGCTACTTCATTTACTACTACTCCGGGTACTAATCCAGTTGCTTGGCTAACTTCTGGCAAGTCCAAAGACATTTGTGTCCCTGTCATGCCATTAAAAGTGCCATAGTACACTTTATATTTGATGGAGAATATGGACATCCCAAGATAGTCCTCAATCGCCATTCGGGTCGCCAATTCAAGTCCAAACAGATAGTCTGCTTGGCTATCATCTTGGAACATATTTAGCTGTTGGGTGATCTGGTCAAGAGTAAGCCAAGATGTAGAAACATCTCGACTTACTTGCTCTATCTTTTCATAGCTGTAAGGATTCCTAGTAGTCCCTAAAAAAGGACCATTAGTTAAACTATCTAATGGCATGGCTTACCTTAACTGTGGGTCAATCGAACACCAGCAAATACATCTCGAATGGTAGAAACTACCCGCTTTTCACAGAACAGAGTTGTGAATCCGGGTTGGGTTTGTTCAAATGCCTTGATGCTCATTAGTTCATTATCAGCAATAGTTACAAAGCGATCCCATGCGGCTAAGTAAACTGGATAATTGCCAGCACCAGCCAATTGCATATATGGGTTAGCGATTACAGGGAAACCAAACATATAAACAACAGCGCCGCCATCTTCATCGCCTACTTCTAAGAAATAAGGGATGCCAGAAGTAGTTGTTACTAATTCTCTCAACAATTTAATGGTTGTTGGGTGCATCATCCAAGCGGTTGATGGGTCTGTCCAATATTGTGATGGTAAAGCACCAGTTAAATTGGCTAAATCATTGTAACTAATTGCACCAGCGGCGGCTTGGGTTACTGCTAAAACTGTATGGCGACCATTGGTCATTGCTGGACCATTAGAACCAAAAGCGGCGGCAGATGTAGAACTAGGATAACTATTTAAGCCACGCAAACCTTGTGTAGCACCATAGTTATAAGTTGTTGAACCTGATTGATCATTGTTGAGCATCATTGACAATGCTTCTTGCTGTGCAAACTCTAGCATGATGTCGCCAACAATAGATTCATTGATTCCATTAATATCACTCATAACTGCTGTTCTAACTGGAACTACAGCATTAATGGATCGAACTGGCAATTGCCAGTAAGTTGTAGCAATACCAGTTGTAGAATTGGCATTGTTATTGTTAATTGGGTATCCCCAAGGATTAAATGTAGAACCTTGTTGGACATTGGTAATGTTACCAGTTTTAACTACAAAGGCTTCATCTGAGCCAATAGTTTGAATTACTCTAGCACCAGCATTGCGAATTGGATTATTCTGGCGCAAAGATGCAAAAGCATCATCATAGATTGTGCGACCACCAACCCCAGAACCAGAGCCAGTAAGCGCAGATGCTTCCTTTAAATTTACTTCCGCTTCGCCTTTTTTAAGGGCTTTTTGGACTGCTTCAAGAATTAGATTAGCCATTTTATTTCCAAGTATTAAAAAGTAAAAGCGGGGCGGCTTTTGACCGCCCCAACTTTATTAGGTTGCTGTACCAGTAGAACGATAGCGGATTGCGCTAAACGGATCAACAACAGAAGTTGCCAAACGCTTTTCACCAAAGAAGGTGATAAAGCCGGGCAATGTCTGATCATAACGGCGCAGAACCATGTTCAAGCGATCCACAATAGTGTGGAATCTTGACCATTGACCAAAGTACATTGGATACAAGCTGTTTGTACCAGCAGTATCAGTTGCGGCTTGGTATGGTGTGTCAAGGTACTTATTAACTACAACATCAAAACCAGCAATTTGACCAACAATACCTTCGGTAATCAATGGTGACATACGATCAAAAATTGGTGTGCCATTTGTATCTTTCAAGCCACGAATCTGAGCAAGGAAGAATGGGTTAATAATGATCTTAGCATCAGGTGTCCAGTATTCTTGTGGAAGGCTATGCAAGAAAGTGATCACATCATCAAAAGTTACATTATTAGCTAAACCAGTAGCGGCATTTGTAGTTAATTGATCATAAGTAGCAATAGTAGCTAAACCATCGGTAGATGCTGTTCCACTAGAGCCGAAAGCCGCAGTAGAAGTAGAGCCACCAGCATAGCCAGATTTACCATTTGCATATTGATTCAAGCCACGAATACCATTAGAGCCGCCTGTAGCATTACCAGTTGGGCTTGCTTGGTCATTGTTTTGAATCATAGCAATACCTTCTTGCTGGCTGAATTCAAGCAACATATCATCAACAACATTTGATTCCAAACCATCGATGTCGTCTAAAGCCGCTGTACGGATTGGGAACTGGACATTGATGTCTTGCAATACTAATTGCCAAATGTTTGTGTTTTCAGTTGTTGGCGCACCATTGTTTTGGATTGCATAACCCCATTGAGCACCAGCATTACCTGTTTTTGCTCTGAATTGATACACAGAACCATCTGTAGTCACATTGCGAGAAACACCACGCAAAGGATTCATCAAACGCATTTTGTGGAATACAGGATCATAGGCAGTACGACCACCGACATTGTAACCACCACCATAACCAGCCGGGTTACCAATTTGTGATCCATCTTCCTTCAAATATGCTTGATATTCTGATTCATCAGCAAACATTTCAAATTCTTTGTTGCCCATTGAACCTTTTTTAACCATCTTGGCAAGTTGCTCTTTAACCTTGCGGTTTACATCTTGCTTAACAGTTTTAGCTGGTGTGCGGATGATTTCTGGAACTTGAATAGCGGAAATTTTAGCTTCCAATGCTACTACTTGTTCAGTCATTTCTGCTTTAACAGCTTCTACTGCGGCTACTGCTTCTGCTTTAACTTCTTCAATCTTAGCAACATTAGATGCTTCGATCAAATCAAGTTTTTCGATAATTTTATCGGACATGATTTATTCCTTATTTAATACGATTAGATAATTGCTTTAGAAGTTCTCTTTTTTCTAATGCTTCGAGAATATCATCAGCTTCTTCGACCACCGCTTCAGGCTCACTCTGAACTGGGGCTACCTGAACTTCCACTTGTTTAGCATCTCGCTGTTCAAGCAATTTTTTCAGGGTTGAAGATGCGGTGGTCGCATCTTTTCGGGAAAGTCCTGCATCTCGCAAGGCTTTTTCGATATTTCGGGGATTTGGCGCACCTTCGGCTGTAAAGTATTCCAGCTTTTGAATTTCTGCGGCTGGATTATTTGGATACATTACAACACTAACTTCACGCAAACCGCCTTTAGTAATTTGGAAATATGCTTCATCTTCCATATCATCATCTTCTGCTACTGGATTGCCATCTTCATCTACCATACAGGCTTCATCGGCATAAGCGCCAACAGAAACACCGCCAAATAGATTTGGGGAATTTTTTAGAACTTCATAAAGATCAGAACCAGCGGTAGTATTCATAAATAATTCGCCAGATGCAGTCATACCTTTTTTGTCAAAATTAAACTCTGTCCATTGACCTACAGGCATACCCATATCATTATGGTTTAAGAACATTGGTAATGGATTGCCAGTTGCGGCAAACTCATTAGCCCAATTTTGGAATCCTTCAGGCTGATAATTAAATCGGCGACCATCAGCGCCTTCTCTAGCGCCCCAAGAAGTTACCCTAGCTTCAATCTTGCCGCTTGGTAGCTTGTCTTTTGAGGATTGGTTTAGGCTTAGTTTTGCTTCGCAAAGTAGGCTTAGATTCTGATTCATTGATAATCCCATTCTTAATAGATTGATTATTATCTTGTATTTTAGGGGATTTTACAGATTTTACTGGTAGTTTAACATTATTTTTATGCAATTGATAACCGAAAATCTGAAGAATCTTATTAATATTTTCCATGTTTTATTTTCCTATGTTCATTTTTTTAGTTTGATTGCCGCCCCCACCACCAGTATCTTGCGGACTACTGCCGGGAAGTTGGGTAATTTTTGCTGTCTTTGCGCCTATTGGAACATTGGTAGAACTAATATCTTTTGGTTGTGCAGATAATAACTCATCGCCACCTTCAATATTAGCCATATTCATATATTCTCTGGCTTCATTTGGTGTCATTAAACCACCAGCAATACCAGCGGTTACAAAATTCATCTGATCTAATGCCGCACCTTTTAGGAAGTCTTTTGTATCAAATCGAATACAAAGATTTGGATAACCTTTTAATAAACCCATTTTGAATTTTTGCTCAATAGCAATAATCATTGGGTACATAGTGGTTTTGTAAAATTCATCCAATAAGGTTTGAGTATTATTGAATTTGCCTGTTTCTAAGCCAAGCATTTGGGGTGGAACACCGAACAATGCACAAATGCGCTTGGTTGTTTGATCTTTTAGCTTGGCGGCATCTGCATCTTGCAAGGTAAGCATTTGAACTGGATTGTATGTCATGCCTTGGTCTAAAAGCATACCTTGACCCGGTTTAGATAGGTCTGTAGGTTTGCTTCCTGTCATGCTTGACCATGCTTCTTTAATTCTTCCGGCTACTTCTTTGTATTTAGCATCAGGGATCACAGATGTAGTGCTAAAGATGCCAGATGGCTTTGCGCCATTTTGCATAACAAAGTTTGCATATAGATCAATATCCTGATCTAAGGCTACCAATTCAGTCGCTAGAATACCCTTATTAAAACCAGCAGAACCTTGCCATGCGGCTTCAGAAACATGGATTACTTGATGGGCGGCTAATGGCTCATCCCGATTAAATCCATAAGAAGGTGTCGATAACCGATAAGTTGGGTATCTAGCTGGATTCATCTGAGTTGTAATCAAGGTTGAATCTAGATTATAAAGTTCAATTGGGGTTTGATTGGCATCTGTCTGGTCTTTGCGATAAAGCAAAGTAAAGGTTTCACCAGATAGCAAATACCACATACACCATTGATACCAGAACTCATATTGGCTCTGAAAATTGTTGGGTTGCTGTAAAAGCGCCACAATTTGCTTGGCTTTTATTTTGTCCCGGCTACCTACATCAGAATCTTTGATTGCATCAACAAATATGCCATCTTCTGTTTTAGATGCAACAGATATGGAACATTGGGCTAATGCTCTAGCAATTACTCCAACACAGGACATAATTGTCGAATTTCTTGTAAGAACCGACATATCTACAATGCGCCCGGCGCTAGTGGTAGATGATGTAGTTACATAAAGAAGTTGGAAATTAGCGCCACCCTTACCATCTTGGGCTTGGCGAACAATTTGGTTGCCTAATTGGGTCTGCCCAAACAGAGTATTATTCTCTGCTAAGACTGTTTTTTTCTTGCTAAAAATGTCTAAAACACCCATATTAATCCTCGATTTCTTCCGATTTTCTTATATTTTATATCAGAAAGTTCTAAATCCATAGGAATCAGAAACAAAAGGGTTATCCAAACTACAATGCGCCGCAATAATCATAGCAATAATACCATCAACTTTGGCTGATTTATCTGCTTCATTCTTGCGAACTTTAATATTCCCATTCACATCTTCATATACTTCACAGTTGCCCAGTTGCCATCCTACAAATGGATTGCCATCATGCTTAATTTGCTGATTCATTATCAGTTTTTCTACATACTTGGATGGGTTAGATAATACCGCCATACCTTGTCCAACCTTTTTAACTGGTATTCCGGCATCATATAATCTGGCTACTAGGGATGCGGCATTATAAGCATCATAACCAACCTCTTTGACATTATATTTTTCACATTCTTGTTTAATATAATCCGATATTTCTCGATCATCCATGACATTTCCTTCGGTTAATCTAAGGATGCCAGAATCTATTGCAACTCGGAATATATCTTGATAATGCTTAGGGATTAACTCATAACCAGCTTCAGGCAAAAAGAATTTCCAGCTTGCTTCATAGTCTAATTCTCCATACCGCTTTAGGGTACAAACTGCATTTAAGTCCCTTGTGGCGGCTAAGTCGAATCCAATAAATACCGCTTCTGGCTCTTGATTTGTTTCTGATATTTTACATTTTGGATCATCCCAATGGTTTCTATCTACCCATGCAGTTTGGGCGCTGACATAGATATTAAGGGTTTTGCAAAGGAATTCATTGAGTGCGGCTGGCTTGTTTTTGGCTTCTTCTGCCCTTTGTGCAATAGCATCATCAAAAATACTAATGCCATGCATCGGATTGGCTTTTGCCCAAGTCTTAGGATTGCGCCAATCATCCTGTGGATCAAGCGCATAAAGCAAACCAAACCACCTAGGGTTATCACTAGCTTCCCCATTTAGTATGGATTCCATCATGGACATATCTTCATAAAACTTGGTATCTTTGGTAAAGCTGGCAGTAGTAATATATATCCGCAATGGGTTTTGCCGGGCAACCATACCAGAGTGCAGAACTTCAATTGCATTGCGATCTATGATCTGGGCGGCTTCATCCACAATAACGCAAGATGGATTTTTACCATCCCCGGTCTTTTTGGTATCTCGGCTAAGTGCCTTAAACATGGTCTGGCTATCCCCATGCTTGCCAATCTGATATTTGCTAACAGTAAACAAGCTGGCAATCTCTTTAGGTCCATTCTCAATAAACCCTTTGGCGGCATCAAACACAATAGATGCCTGTTCCCTGTTGGTTGCTAGGGTAAAGACTTCTGCACCAGCTTCGCCACAAGCCAATTCATAAAGAGCAAGAATAGCGGTTAGTGTGGATTTACC